TTGCAAAAAAATACCCTTCTTACGAAGGCGACAGTGTGGAAGGTAAAGCCAAAGGAGCATACTTCGACGACAATGGATTAGTTAGATGGAAGTCAAACGGCAGCATACCTTTCGGTGATATGTTGTTAGATTTCTTTTTGTGTGGCTACATTGATGAAGAAACAATGGTAAATTCAGCTATAGAACAAGAAAAAGGTAATGATAAATTTTGGGCGGATGTAACTATAAAAAGATACAAGCATCCCGAAACTGGTGAAAGAATGGTTAAGTTTATTCCTGGTGAAAATGCTTTTGACGAGGAAGACACTTACACAAATCAAAGGAGCGTAGCGTAATGACAGGAACAAATAAAATAGACTATATACAAAGTAACAAATCCGATGGCAAGATTTTTGATAAAAGTCATGGCTCACCTTACGATAGAGGCGCAGCTGATAGCTGGTATGACAGAGATATTAACCCGCACTATTATCCAAATGGCTCTTACAATGAACCAAGAATAGAAATCAAAGATATGACCAAAAATCAAATAGATGCTTACATCAAAGGCTATAACGATAATGAAGCAGCAGGTGGTAAAAAAGTATGGTAAAAATCGACAAAATATTTGTTGATATGGACGGAGTGCTCGCTGATTTTGTGAGAGGAGTCGAGGGACCTAAATACTTAAATGGTCCCTTGGTCAGCGAGCAAACCTATGACTCAAGAAAGATAGAGCTCAGTAATAAAGGTTTATTTAGAGATTTACCAATTATGCCAGGTATGCACAAACTTATAAATTATATTAAAAAGTCTGGCATTGATTGGGAGATTCTTACCGCTTCTGGCTCTTTAAATAGAACAGTGGTAGCTAACGACAAAATTTATTGGATAAAAAAACATGTAGATTCAAAAGTCATAGTGACAGCAACCATAAAAGGTCAAGACAAAGCTGTTTTTGCAAGGCCAAACCATGTTTTAATTGATGACAGAAAATCAAATATAAAAGCCTGGACACAGGCAGGTGGTATAGGAATTTTACATAAATCAATAGAAGATACAATAAACCACCTAGAATCGTATAAGCAACCACCTGTTGCAGAGATACTCGCTCAGTAGTATTATCTAAGATGTAGAACTAATTGTTGCGGGCATGGTGCTCGCAATGGCTAATTTATAGGAGGCTGATTATGACTACACACTTTACTTCGGGTGTTACCAATGTTTCTCAAGACGGAACATTAGGTAAATTAAAAGCTCCCGCACCACATAAGTATCATCAATACTTTAATGATTTTGATACTTACTTAGCGTCCGATTGGACAATTACAACAACTGAGGATGGTACTGGTTCCGCAACAGAGGCTTTGACCGATGGCGATGGTGGTATTTTGTTAGTAACAAATGCTGCTGGCGACAACGACCATGACTTTTTTCAGTTAGTAAAAGAAGGCTTTAAATATGAAAGCGGCAAACAGATAGGATTTCACATTAGATTTAAAACTAATGATGCAACACAATCTGATATTGTTGCTGGTTTACAGTTGACTGATACTACACCATTAGATGTAACAGATGGTATCTTCTTTTTAAAATCAGATGGAGCTGCAACAATTAGCTTTATCGTTGAAAAAGATAGCACACAATCTACTCTAACTTTGCCAAATTCATTGGCAGATGACACTTTTATGACTTTAGGTTTTATTTATGACCCTAAAGACCAAAAGTATCATGTGTTTCAAAACAATGTATTAGCTGGCACAGTGGTTAGCACAAATGCTCCAGATAACGAAGAACTAACAGTTTCTTTCGGTATTCAAAATGGCGCTGCTGCTGCAAAAACCTTGAGCGTAGATTACATTGGTGCACATAAAGAACGTACAGCTGTAACTGAGCTGTAAGGAGTAGATAATGGCTGATACAGTAACAAGTCAGACTATCCAAGATGGTGAAAAAACAGCAATACTGAAATTCACCAACGAAAGCGATGGCACCGGCGAATCTTCCGTTAAAAAAGTTGATGTTTCTGCTTTAAGCAAAGACAGCAGAGGAAGGTCTTGCAGTTCTGTATCTATATCAAGAATATATTGGGCCTGTAGAGGCATGGGCGTTGATATTGAGTTTGACGCTTCCACCAATGTGTTAGCGATACCATTACCCGCGGATAGCACAGGTGACGAATACTATGATTTATTTACTGGTATTCCGAACAATGCAGGTTCCGGGGTGACGGGTGATATAGACTTCACTACTGTTGCACACAGTAATGGCGATGCTTATTCGATTATCTTGGTTTTAACTAAGAACTACTCATAAATATTTAGGCGGTCAAATGGCCGCCTTTTTTATATGGCAGTAAAGAAGAGAAAAAAAGCAAAACCGATAGCTAGGACAACTGGCAAAGGCGGTAATTTTAGACCGACAAAAAAAGGTGCTGGTATGACACGAAAAGGTGTCAAAGCCTATAGAAAAGCTAATCCAGGGTCGAAATTAAAAACTGCCGTTACAGGCAAAGTAAAAAAAGGTAGCAAAGCTGCTAAAAGACGTAAGTCTTATTGTGCAAGGTCACTTGGGCAATTAAAGAAAAGCTCTGCTAAAACAAGAAATAATCCTAATTCAAGAATTAGGCAAGCAAGAAGAAGGTGGAAATGTTAAATGGCAAAAAAGAAATTAAATAAAGTTATTAAAGGCTTAAAAAAAGCAAGCAAAACTCATGCAAGTCAAGCTAAAACGCTTGAGTCAATTAAGATGAAAAAAGGTGGTGGCGCTAAATCAAAAACACCAGCTAACGTAGCAAATCCATCTATATATGCAAAAGCTAAAGCTAAGGCTAAACGTAAATTTTCAGTTTATCCTTCTGCGTATGCCAATAGCTACATGGTTCAAGAATACAAAAGAATGGGTGGTAAATACAAAGGTGCTAAGAAAAAAGCAGAAGGTGGTAGTGTAAGAAAAGTTGAAACACCACCAATGTCAAAAAAAGATGCTAGAAGAAAAAAAATGCGCAAAGCCTTGCGTGTTGCTACTGCTATAGGAACCGGTGGACAATCAGAGATAACAAGAGCAAAAGCTAAATTACTAAAAAAAGGTGTAAAAAAAATAACTAAAAAAAATACAGGCGGTAGCATTAATTTAAAACCAATTCCAGCTGAAAACAAAGGCTTACCAAAGCTACCCAAAAAAGTTAGAAACAAAATGGGTTTTATGCAAGCTGGTGGTGCTGTAAAAATGGTCCAGGGCAGAGGTTGTGGAGCTATGATGCAAAGCAAACGTAAGAAAACAAGAGTACCAAGCGCTTAATGAAAAAAAAAAGAGACCCCAAAAAAGGCACAGGTAAAAAACCTAAAGGGTCTGGTAGAAGGCTTTATACAGATGAAAACCCAAAAGATACAGTCAGTATTAAGTTTAAAACCATGGCAGATGCTACTGCAACAGTAAATAAAGTAAAAAGAATTAAAAAACCTTTTGCTAGAAAAATACAAATATTAACTGTTGGTGAGCAAAGAGCTAAAGTTATGGGTAAAACAGGCATAGCTAATATATTTAAAAAAGGTAAAGAACAAATTAGGAAAGCTAGAAAAAAATGAGTTTAACTAAGTGGTTTAAAGAAGACTGGGTGGATATAGGCGCACCAAAAAAAGGTGGCGGATTCAAAAAATGTGGCAGGTCAAAACTAAAAGCAGACGCTAAAAGAAAATATCCTAAATGTGTCCCAGCCGCCAAAGCTAAACGAATGAGCAAAAAACAAATTGCATCGGCAGTTAGAAGAAAAAGAGCAAAAAAACAAGGCGTAGGCGGAAAACCAACCAACGTCAAAACTTTCGCTGCAAAAGGTGGTATGATAAAATCAAAACCTAATATGGGTTTATATGGCAGGAGCTAAATTATGAAAAAATCTAAATATATGGCTAAAGGCGGCGCTAT